GATGCCTCTGACGGTGTACGGCCATAGCCTGTGGCCCCGAACAGAGGTGCGAAGGTGTGCTCCTTAGCTTCCTGACGGGTAGTTACCTGTCCTGCATCACTGATAACCTTAGCTGTGTAGCTGTGTACGTCAAACCCTGATGCAATCTCTGAGATAGCTAAGGCATCTTGTGACAAGAATGCAGCGACACGAAATTCTAGCTGAGCAAAGTCAGCTTCCATGATGCTACCACCTTCCCAACGTGACACGAATACTTTCTTTACAGGAAACGTACCGCCTCGTGGCATGTTCTGCATGTTAGGGTTGCGTCCTGAGAACCTACCTGTGCTAGTGATGTGCTGCGTCAGGCCTACGTGAAGGTATCCATCCTTCTTTGTGAATACAGATATGCCATCAACGAAGGATGACAGGTAGCTGGTTATAGCTGTCAAGCGTTTGTAATCCTTAAGAAAGTCTAGTGCACTGTCCATGTTGTTAGCCCTAGCTGTAGTCATAAGGGTAGAAATATTAGCCTTACCAGTACTAAAGCCATTGGCACTGACCCACTTCTTATTAGGTGGCATGAAGCCAAGCCCCGCCAACTCATTGGACTTCCTTAGCTGGTAGCCCCTAGCATCACAATCCTTACACTTGTTAGGTCTGGCATACTTTGTGCCATCCTTCCTTACTTTATAGGTTTTGCATTGTCCCTCACAGGTAGGGCAGGTAAACGCAGTAGTCTTACGTACCTGTGTACTGTTAGCAAACACTGCATCTCTGTACTCTTTGTCTGTCTTAGTGAAGTCAAACAAGCCAGCCCATTCTTTCTTGTTAATCATACTACGTGAGAACACAACCTGTGACATTTGCTCAGGGCTGTTAAGGTTGATAGGAGTATCACCCATCAGCTTGCGTACCTTAGTCTGTAGGCGTCCCCCTAGCTCAGCCTTCTCTGTCTCAAACTCAGTACGCACAGATTCCAAAGCATTCAAGTCTACCTTGAGGCCTGATGAATACATACGACATAAGCTAAGGCATACCTTGAACGTAATGTCACGGATGTTGATAAGAGATTCTGACTCAGGCTTAGCGTAGTCTTCCTGTAATGCTACGTACAATGCACGTGTGGTGGATAGGTCACACTGTAAGTAGAAGGTAAGCTCAACCAAAGGTATCTCACTAGTGTTGACCCCCTGCTTGAAGTAAGCCTTGAGTGTACCGTCCTTCTGAAAGTCTAGCTTACGGCGCAGCGCACAGTTCTCTAGGCTAATGGACTTCTTCTTTAGCTTACCAGTAGGTGTTGTCTCCATGTGGGCACCCCTCATCAAGACGTATTCAGCTAACATAGTGTCGTATATAGCACCACTATACTTGAAGCCACTCTCCCACAGCCACGGCATGTCATGCTGTGCATTGTGTAGTATCAATAGAGTAGTCGCATCCAGCTTAGTTTGTAGTTGCTTGGCCTGTGACCCATCATAGTCCTTCGCTTCATTGTGATCAAAGTTATAGATGTCCTGAGTACCTGACACAACTTCCTGCACACCTATTTGTACAAGCTTATTGGTTTCCTCAAAAGGATCAAGGTGCATCTTACCACCCCTATGTGTCACAGTATTTTCTACATCAAGAACTAATTCCATTGTCACCCCTCTCTATGCTAGGTACTGTGCCCTAGCCCCGTCTAACTCGCACGTTATCTTACCGTGCCACCCACCCTTAAGCTTATTCTTTGCAATGATCAAGTACCTTTGTGAATCATCTGCATCATCATCTGATACATCAAGTACAGGATTCTTTGAAATCAATACCATCAGGTCTGCTTCAGCTGCCTTGCCTGTCTTACTACCCTCTAGCATAGACTGATCTACATTGATCTTACCTTCAGCATCAGCTGACAGCTGTGACATCCATATGATAGCACAGTCGTACTGCTTGGCTATGTTACGTGCATGGATAGCAGCGTTCTTAAGATAGACATCTGACTTGTCGCTGTTCTTAACGGCAAACTTATCTCCCATGTCCAACACTACTATGTCAGGCTTGTAGGCCTTGATGATAGCCTCAACCCATCCCATGTCCTTACCCGTACTATCATACAGTTCTATCTGCTTACGCACTGGCTCATAGCGTGACGCAGCTAAGGCATAGTTACCCTTGACCTCCTCCATGGACAGGGATGTTGCTGCACTTAGGTAACGTGCGCCTACTCTCTCGTATGCCTCTTCATTACAAAGCACCAGACACTTGGCACCCTGAGAAGCAAAGCCACCCGGCGCACCTATCAGTGACGCATGGAAGGATGTCTTGCCTGTGTTAGGCCGTGCACCTACGATGATCAAGTGACCACCACTGATACCCTCAACGTTCCTACCTAAGCTAGGTATGTTGAACTTCCATTGGGACTGAATGTCATTAGCCTTGAGCAGATGATCAATCTCTATGTTACCAAACTCAAGCTTAAGGTTAGGTGTGAAGTCATCCTGATATGTCTGCAATAGATTACGCACAGGCTCAAGGCTATCCAGTGATCCGTTAACGTAGTCAAAGCCTATGTTAGCCAGCTTGTTACCCAGTACCTGTTGGAATAGTTTAGACAGTACCTCACTAGCTATCTCTTTGTTCATGGACTCTTCACGTGACACACGCTTGAACAGATCATTGTATGCCTGTTTGTTTGCCGTAGTCATAGTGCTGTTGTTAGCAAAGAACAAAGCCTCAAGCTCAGAGGTAGTTAGGCTGCGTTCATACGTAGTCATAGCATAGTCTAGTGTCTGCTTAATCTTACGCACATCCTTACTGAACAACTCATCAGGACATCGTATGCCCTTGTTGTTATCATAGAACTCCTTGTCCATTAGAGTTCTTATTAGTGCTAATTCCATCATGGCTTCTTCCTATTCATTATTTTATACATACCCTCTGGGCTACGGTAGGAAGCAATTATGTCAGTGAACTGCTGTAGACTCATGAATAACATCTGATAGTCATCCATCTTTTCATCATACTGCCTCATGTATACGATGCCATTATCTGCAACGATCATCTCAACATCTTCAAACATATTCTCCTGATCTAGGGTAGTAATTACTGAAGCATCTGATTCAAACTCAACGGTGAACATGGTTGATTGCCTCTCTCTCCTTAGACCTTTGCCTCTCTTCATGTGTCATAGGTCTGATGTAGTGTGGATCAAACCCATCTAACTTCTTTAATCTATATTGTAAGTCTGTTATCTCTTTAGTCAAAGCAAATAGTTCTTCTTCTTTAGTAGCTATCTCACGCTGTACGTTCTCTTTCTCACCACACATACTCATTCATCATCTCCTTCAAGTGCGTCCCATGATATAGGAAATAGTTTTAACATCTCTCTATCCACACCAAGGGCTACCTTCCTGCTTTCATATTGGGTATCTGGTGTAATCCTTAGCCTACACATATCAGCAAAGGCGTCAAGGCTACCTGACCAGTACCACTCAGTCATGTGGTTAAGTGGTAACACCATCCTTGCTTGCTCCTCACACACGCCCATCTTAAGTAGGTACTTGTACTGCTTAGCTGCCTCAATGCCTGACTGCTGTATCACACCATCCAAGGTGTTGTTATATATAGGATAACCTGATCCTTGCTTCTTATCAGAGACAGAAGCACGTAACTCAGGCTTGTAGAACTCAGGCTCAGTGTCAACATACCTACGGCTGATCTCATTCCAGCGTAGGAACTTATGCTTGACCAGCTGTCGTGCTACAAACACGGGGGCCTTAACGTGAAAGGATGCAAAGGCGTGGCCGAATGGTGAGGTATGCTTATGTTTAGCTAGGTAGTGTATTAGTTTAGTGTCTGAATCTTTTAGCACGTCACTCTTCTTACCAAAGCTAACCCGTGCTGCGTTCACTACAGATAGGTCAGTACCCATGCTATCTATTAGTGTTACATCAATCATGGTATTGTCACCCCTATACACTCTATTGTTTCTGACTTGTCATTCACCATAACAGCTGCGTGTCTTAGCTCTGACAGGCATAGTGTTTCATTAGCAAATGTATCTAGGTGGTGATACCTTACAGTTGATGTCGGTATTACCTGAAACCATATTAGTACCCACATTGTAGTCATCAGAAGGGCACCTCACCATTAGCGTTGCGTGGATCTACATAGTACCCCTTCACCATATGAGGTGGTACTTCTTTAGTAGTCATAGGGTGTGTACCCTCAAGCCCCATCTCCTTAAGAAAGTCTTTCAAGCTACCCATCAAGTGTCACCTCCCTTAGTATCTCTAGTGCCTGTTCTTCTGTTAGCTGGAACCACTCACCATTCTCATGCTTGCTCCAAGGGAGGGCAGTCCTAGCTTCTGCAAGCAAGTGTGCCTTAACCTCAGCTACATGATGATCATCAAAGTGTACAGAGTGTATAAGTTTGACGTTACGGTGTGGTGTGTATGTCTGGAAACTGGCATGGCGTGTGTCCATATCTTCAGCCTTACCAATCTTGACCCACCCGACATGGGCTGGATCGCTCATGACATACACATAGCCTTCCTTTGACTTTGTATCTCTTTTTATAGTAGAGAAGTCTGCTATATCAACTGCTGTCCAATTACCTGCTTTATGCAATGGGTGGTTTATGGATATGTACTTACCATCCACCCGCATTTGTGCCGCATTTCGTTTATTGCTGGCCTCTACATTGTCCTTGTAGTAAGGCTTCTTACCTGTCTTAAGATTTACATTATCCATTTATCATATCCTTTAATCTGTTTACATCTGACTCTAACTTATATTTGATATCATCGTCAAGCCTTAAAGCTAAGACTCTTTTGCCTGTCCATGTCTCTACCTCCTGTTTGTATGATAGTGTCTTGCTCATGGCGTCAGGGTCTAACGCTATGATAACCTTATAGAAATCTCCTATGTGTTCCATCTGCGCTGGGCCTAGTGACGTACCTAAGATGGCTAAGCCTGTCGTGTTAGGCATGAGTTGGGCTACGACAATGGCACTGATCACATCCTCTACCACGACACACACACCGTTGGATGTACCAAGCAGACGTTTGAATACAGATGCCTGACCAGTGTAGCGAAACCATTTAGGTATGGCACCATCAAGCGCACGGCCTACTGCATCAATCACTACACCCTTATGCTTGATAGTAAAGACAGCCCGTCTATCCTTAACGTCATAGAATATCTCCTCATTAGTTAAGCCCCAACGTCCTAAGAACCTATGCAGTAGCTGATGCTCAGGCTTAGGGTTAACGACATACTCAGGGTAAGGCATAGGCTCCAACTCTTTGCGTACCTTTGCGTCTAGCCCCAGCATACGCTTACGTATCTCATCGGCTGTCATGCCTGTAGTAACTGCACCACGTATGCCACACCCCAACTTGTAGCAGTTGTACATCACCGCACCACCATCCTTAGATGCAGTGAATGTATTGCTACCACCACAGTTAGGGCAGTGCATACGTGTTGTCTCACCCTCACCTAGCATGAGGTCATCTACAAATTTCTTAATGTCCATCACTTCTTCCTATTAGCTAGGGCATTAGTAGACCCTGTGAGTGTGTTGACCAAGTAAGGCTTAACACTTTGTGGATTGCTGTGACCACTGACCTGCATGATACCAAACGTATCAACACCACCCTCAACTAATTGAGTGATACCAGTGCGGCGCAAGTCCATAGCAGTTATCTCAGGAGGTAGCCCAGCGTGAGCCTTAACCTCATTCACTAGCTTATGTATATCTCCACTGGCATACGGCTTGTAAGCACTACCCTGTGGCTCCACAGCAGGTGCTACGTACCGTTGGAAGCCGAACGTATCCTTCTGTTCAGATAACATACGGCATAGGTCATCATCTATAGGTAGTCGTACCTCTGCCCTGCGTTTGCTCTGCTCTAAGTCCAGTGTCTTAGTAGTCAGGTCTATGTTAGACCACTGAAGGGTACGCATGTCACCTACACGCTGTGCCCATTCGTATGCCATGTGTATGATCAGGCCAATGCTGCGCCACTTCCACTGGCTGTATGCAGTGTCTAAGAATGTGACAACCTGAGCATCAGTCCAGCGTACCTTACGTACCTTATCTCTAGTACGTTGTACTAATGTCACAGGGTTAGTGACCAGTGCCTCATGCCTGATGGCTGTATTGAGTACAATACTAAGACACGTTGCCATGTAGTTAGCCTGTCGTATGCCCACATTAGTCTGCCACTTGTCATACGCTACAGTGGCGTGCTTGAAACGTAGGTCACGCAGCTTAATGTTACCCAGCTGCTTATCATTTTGTACTTTTGTTTTGCATACACGCAGTAAGTTGTAGTCGTAATCTTTCTTACTACGTAGGGACAACGCATGGTACTTAGGGGTACGCATATAGAAGTCACACGCTGCCTCTATAGTATGTGTCTCCTTAAGTTCCATGTGCTTATTCATTTAATGTACTCCTTCTTAGGCTTAGGTATAGGGTGGTGTGACCAATCATCACAGGGGTCATCCGCACCACAATCTTTATTGTTACTAGTATGTATCATAGAAATCCAAACCCCATTCCAAATACTGCTATTGCTACAATGATCTTCAATAGAAAGATAACTGCTGCCTCAAAATATCTGATGAGTGAAGTCTCCTTTGGTGATACGATTGGTAATGTCTGCAAGCTCATCACTAAGCTCATCCATATCCTCACCTATCCATGACGCTGCGTCAATAGTGGTAGATATATTATCGTAATCATCTAACTCATCAGGAGTTATGTAGTAGCTTGCCATGTTACTTACCCCCTTCATAGAACCATGCGTTGTCATCAGTAGCTAGTACCTTAGGTAGCCAGTGACGTGGGTTGCCATCTTCGCCAACAGTTGGGCGGAAGTTGAACTTGTTGCTTACATTGTGTGATGCCGCTCGCAAAGACCTGACTTGGGATAGGCTCACGTCACAACACTCAAGTATATCATCAAGCTCACTGTCTAGTACGTTATACAAGGTAAGCACTGCCTTCATATCTTCTACTGAGATCGTCATTGTATAATCATCTGTTACTGTTGATTTAGATTTAGTCATTGTTAGTATTCCTTTTGATTGATTTCAATACTGATTGTACTACCTGTCTGTTTGATGTGATGATGACAACCTTACCGTCATCACCATACACTGTGTACTTACCATTACCTTTCATGACGTACATCTACCCAGCAAAGTGTCGTACTCTGCGAGTGATGATCTTGTTCGCAGCTTTTTCTATGTAGATGGTACGTCTGCCTAAGTTGTAGATGTTGAAGCATTCGCCACGCTGGATGTTATATCCACGGCTACTAGTAGCACGGAAAGGCTTACGCTTACGTGTCATACCCTTCATACCTAAGAAGTTAAAACGGAATCCATTAGTGCCATCATTCAGTGGCTTGGTTGCGATACATGTAAACATATTATTTTCCTTCCAGTTGAGTGCGAACTTCGCTAAGTAAATCAATGAGTTGCTTGTTGTTCTTCATGCTAGTGTTAGGTAACACCTTCTCACACATGGCGAGAATCTTAAGGTTCAGTGCGTCAGTAATCATGTTAGTCCTCCTTCAATTACAAGTAGCTTAGGTGTCGGTGTAGGCTTATGTATCGCACCGTTGATTAGTACGTAACGTAAGTCATGATACAAGTCACTGTTGTAGTCCTCTAGTTCTACTGACGGACCGTCCGACACTAGCTCATAGGTGTAGTCAGGGTAGGCATCAGACAGCATAGCTATCATACTTTTACCACCTACCTCTGACCTACTGTTAGTCAGTCGGCATGGTACGCTAACGTAGTCTAAGTGTACACATAATTTGTATGTCATGTTGTCTCCTTCTTTGTTGGTATACTATTAAAAGCTTTTATCAAGGCATCTATTACATAGTCCTCATGCTTTTTAGGTATGACTGTATGCTTGCTTAGCTCTGCAAGCATCTCTACTTTTAATTCACTACTAGGCATTGCTGTCTCCTTCATTGTACTTCACCTGTTATCTCTATAACATCTACATGGTTATGGCAAGTGTTACAGCTTGCATGAATCATAGGCTCATCTTCTTGCACCATCTCCTGTTTGTCCATGTCCCACTTGGCCCAGCCAGTAAAGCTAAGGTCAGTGCTATGACACTCATTGCATAGGTACACAGTCTTTGTTTCACCTGACATGAAGTCACTCACGATACCTCCTCATCAACCAGATCATACTGTTCTCTATACATATCACTAGCCCATGTCAAGCTCAGCCCCATGATAGCCTCACGAATGTAGCTGTCACCCATGTCATAGCTACCGTGTGTCATGTCTGACTTAACTGCAACCATCCACTTAGCGTACTGATTTTTATTCTCATTGGCTGGCACTTGGTACGTCTTAATCAGACGCATCTCAGTGTTACCAAATGGACCCATGCCCTCAAAGATTGCATATGGATCTTGTACGGGACGTGATTTACCTAATAAGTTTTTAGCCATGTTATGATTCCTTTTATGTTACGAAGATTGATCGTGTATTGTTAGCTGAACTACAGGTTAGACTAGCCAGCCTACCAAAGTCAATAGGTTTAGCATCGTGCTTAGTTACGAAGCTACCATACTTGTATGGATTGTATGTCACCTCCTGTGATACCCCTATGTGATCATAGATTTTTTGTGCATCCTCTATTAACAAGTCTTGCATCCATGTACCCCTCACGAAAGCGTGAACGTTCTTCTTCTTCTCACGCAGTACCCTCTCACGCCCAGCCTTACGTACCACAAACACAGGATCTTCTACCCATATCTGCTGAGTGTGATGAACTACACGCCCTGTCTTACAGTCACGGACACTGAATAGTTTCTTGTGTAGGTTGAAGTATACCTCTACTCGCATCATACAAATTCCTTTGCTGTCTCTAACGTCCAGAGATAATTCTCTTCAGCGTCTGACCTTACATGCTCAGCTATCTCATACCAATTAACATCATGTAAACACATACGCAGTAGGTCACTAGTCAAGCCTCCTATTTCAACCTGATAGTTTGGATCATCTTCGCCTACCTCATCTGATAGGTTGTGGAATACACGAGTCCCTACATATTCTTCTATGTTCTTAGCCATGTTTTGCATATAAGAGGATGATGTATCATCACTATTACAGGCCACAATGTACTCCTCTATCTCAGGCATGAGCCATAGGGTAACAAGCCAAGTCTCTTTGTTAGTCCATCCATTGTATTCCGACATCTCTACATCTCCATGATTGTTGTTACGTGATACGCTGACACTGCATCACCAGTAGGTAGTGACTTATTCATGCCACCCTTCTCAGCTACATAGTTACACCATGTATCCCACCAGTACTCAGCACCACGTTGGCGGCATAGCTCAACGTAGCTGTATATCTTCTTGAGCCTAAGCTCAGGCTTGATCTTCTTACTGACTAGCAATGCTGTCTCCGACAATCCAAGCATACGAATGTTGTGTCTGTCAAGACATGCTACCTCAAAGCCACACAGCTGTGAGATAAAGCCAGCCTTCACCATACCTATAGAAGGTATACGCATGAACAGATCCACTGCTGCTTGGGCACCAGCAATAGTATCACTACCTAGTACCTCTCTTAGGTTAAGCATGAGGGTATGTAGCTCAGCCTTGTGCTCTTGAGCATAGGTAATACCCAAAGCTTTAGCTGATGACACCCACTTAGACTTGATGCCATGCTCTCTGATAGAGAGGCGTTGAGTGTGTACCCTAGAGAGGGGCATGTTAATTGTGCATAGAGTGAACTCTATTATGTCATACAAAGCATCCGGCGATGTCGTTGCATAATGTGATATCAGGTTACAGTCACGTTGATACATTGTGTACTCTCCTAGTTGTTGTTGCTCTACTGATGGACCATCCATCACTAAACGTCAAGGCCCCCTTCAATATATAGCAGTGCCTTACTGCCCTGATGTATGACTACGGGGCCAGACTGAAACGCCTGACCCGGCCCACGATTACATGCAAACACATCCCAATCATTAGCATCAGCGTAATCTAATATCTCTACAGTGGTATACTTACCATCAAACAAAGCCCACTTGACGTAGGATACATTGTCACCACGCACACCTTCACATTTATGTTTCATATCTAAGCATCCCTCTTTGATTTATAGTCCTCATTAACAAGGTATTGATCTTCACTGACCTCTGTTACAAAGCCCACCTTCAATGCCTTAGCTAGGATTTGATCAGCGTTAAGATCAAAGTTAAAGCTTGGGGCCTGATTCATGAATAGCTCATGCTTACTTAGTACTTGCATTGTGTATCTCCGTTTGTAGTGTCGGACCATCCGACAGTAGAGTTTGATTTGTTAGTGACC